CAGTCTGGTTTTTGATTGTATCTACAAATACGGTACTCATAGTATAGTCAACGTTCCTGTGACTGTTACATTAGCATTTATTGTTACTGGTCCAACAACTGCTGCATTTCTACCTGACAGAATGGTCACATCCGCATCAATGGAGTCATCATTCGATAATAAGCCATCAAAAGTAACGTCACCTGTTACTGTAATACTGTCAGTGTTTGACACTGAGGTAACTTGACGACTACCAATATATCCAGCCATTACGATTGCTCCAATACGCTAAGAATTACATCTAAACTTTTAGCTGCACTTGACTCAACAGTTACATTATTCCCAGCTTGTAATATTATTTTGCCGCCCAGCGCATCAAGAGCCGAGCCAGCAGGAATGGGAACATCTTTAATAATATGTATACCGTCTAAAAGAACACTTGCTGTTATTTGAGTAGTAATTCTATTTGATAAGTTAAGGCCAATAGTTACAGAAGTAATATCAGAAGGGACTGTATAAACACTTTGCCCTTCAGTTCCTACGGAACCTATTAAAAAATTCTTAAATGTATTAGCCATAACCTATCCTTACGCTACATCGTCAAGTAAAGCGCACACTATGCAAGTTACTGTACCAGAAGAACTAATAGCATGTATGTCAGCTACTGTTGCATTTGGTAAACGTAAAGCAAACGCTTCTGATGGACCTAATGTAATACCATCGCCAGCACTGCTTGAAGCTGTACCACCGTCTAAGACAATGTATACGCTCTCAGAAGCGTCAGTATTCTTTACATATAGAAAGTTTACCTTATCAGCTGTTGCAATAGCTGTTGGGGCTGTATCATCGTCTACAGCCGTATAGTCAGTGTAATATCCAGCCATGAGGTCTGTGCTAGAGTTACTTACGCTTGTTAGTTTGTAGTACCATTTGTCGTTGCCGTCAGACGGACTTACCGTCATCGAAGACGAAAACGTCTTTTGTATTTCATCTGGCAACACAGTTGCCGAGATTGTTACCGT